GTTAATTACCTTGCGGGATGTTCCTCTAGTCTGTGAATATTGTAAAGATGCTTTATAAGTCATTGATTCTATTGCCAGATAAATATGTTGGAAAGATGCTTGACAAGGTATTCTAGGCATGAAACTATTCTTCTCAGCAGCACCCGTACCCACACCTCAAGGAGATAGACATGGATGCCAACCTCGTCAAGATCGAAGTCAAGTCAGTGTACGGAAATTCACTGATCTATCCCGCAAACGAAGCAGCAGAAATCTTTGCCAGCCTCGCCGGAACAAAGACACTCAGCCGCGCAGACCTCACCAAGATCGTAAAGCTTGGGTTCCGCGTCGAGCAAGTCCACGCAGCATTCGCACTCTGACCTGTACCTTCACCTCAAGGAGATTCAAATGAGCAACCTTCACCCCCTCTTCAGCAACATCCTCTCCAGCTTCGCCGCCAGCACCTCTGCTGCCACCCCCGCGAAGAAGTCCACCCGCGAGTCCGGTGACTTCGACTCCAATGTCCAGGGCATCCCCTGCCAAGTGGTCATCGACTCCTGCACGGTGGTCAAGGGTTCCTTCAGCCGCAACGCACCATCCGACCTGGACTACAACGGGTATTCGGAGGTCGAGTTCCACCTCCTGGATCGGAAGGGATACGCAGCATCCTGGCTGGAATCGAAGATGTCGGATGCGGATCGTGAGCGCATCGAAGGCGAAGTTCTTTCCCACAATTCGGAGGAGTAGCCATGTCATTCGCGCCGGAAGTCACAACCGACAATTCAGGAAAGTTCTACGGGAACGCATTGCGCTTCGCCACCAGGGAGGAAGCAGAAGCCAATGCGGCAAACCTCGCCAGCCGGTGGCTTCTCGTTCGCGAGACCCGTGTGGTCGAGTTCACCGATCCGGTCAACTACCAGTGGGTGTTCGGTAATTTGGTTCCAGTAGTCTAAGACCCACCTACCTTGCCGGCACTTGCATCAGCCGGCAATAAGGTGTGCCTTACCAGCAAGCTTCGCACGGTGAGCCAAAGACTCCGGTCATAGGACATCGAGATGCGCGGCGGAAAAGTAGGCAAGGAGCAATAGAATGAAAACAGGACGCAGTCTTACCGAGTTGGCTCAAGAGATCGAACGTCAGGCATCCGCGAAGCAGGACATGGTCGCAGACACCCGCAAGTTGGCAATGGCCCCAGTCTTCAACACCCAGGGCAATGAGGCAGTGCTGGATGTGCAGAACGGGACCGTCCACCGTTACAACGTCAAACCCCTGGCGCACCGGCAAATCGCGGAACGTGTCGGCATCCCCAGCAAGTACTACGAACGGATGCTGGCTGAACAACCGCAACTCCTGGCGACCAACGTCAACACATGGTTCGAACAGAAGCCGGAACGCAGACTGGTTCGCCTCCTGGACGGCAAGGTCCGCGCCTTCCTGTCTGACCGGTATCAACGCATCGACAACTGGGACGTTGCCCAGACGGTGCTGCCGATCCTCCTGGGAACCCCTGGCATCGAGTGCTTGAGCCAGGAGATCACCGAGTCCCGCCTGTACATCAAGGCAGTGACGCACAAGGTGCAAGGCGAGATCAAGTCGAAGCGTGTCGGTGATGTGGTCGAGGCCGGCGTGATGATCAGCAACTCTGAGGTGGGTCTGGGTGCGATCTCGATCAAGCCATTCGTCCACTTCCTGGTCTGCACCAACGGGATGGTCCGCGACAAAGACTCACTGCGCCGCGCCCATATCGGACGGCAGATCGAGGGTGACAATGTGGTGCAGTTCCTGACTGACGAAACGCGCAAGGCAGAGGACCATGCCGTCCTGCTCAAGGTGCGTGATGTGGTCAACGCCGCAATGGATGCCGCGAACTTCCGTAGGATGTTGGACGAAATCCAGCAGACCACGGAGCAAAAGCTGGAGGGTTCGCCGGTGGAAGCAATCAAGGTGCTGGGTTCGACGTTCGGTCTTCTGGAGGGTGAGCAGAACAACATCCTGCGCCACCTGATCGAGGGTGCTGATCTGAGCCGGTACGGAATGATGAACGCCGTCACCAGGGCATCGGCAGACATCGAGTCGTATGACCGTGCCACTGACCTGGAGACCATCGGCGGCGCGATTCTGGACTTGCCCAGGTCTGATTGGCATCGTATCGCGGTTGCGGCGTAACTGAGGGAATGGAGACCATCATGGACAACGATGGTGGTCTCCAGTGGTATCAAACCGTAGGTCAATTTGAGGAGCAGGACATGGCAGACAAGAAGGCAGGACTGGCACTAATGCGGGAACCCTTCCCGCCGCACCAGATAAGCAAGATGTGCCGCAGCACCAAGAAGGACAACCCCAAGGGCAAATGCCCCAAGTGCAACGGGTGGCACGGTCTGCCGGCAATCCAGTTGGACTATGTCGGACACGCAGCACTGACCGACAGACTCCTGGAGTCCGACCCCCAGTGGGCATGGGAACCCATCAGCATGGGGCCGAATGGTGGTCCTGTCCTCGATGAATCCGGTGGCATGTGGATCAGGCTCACCGTGTGCGGTGTGACGCGCCTGGGGTACGGTGATGCCCAGGGAAAGCAGGGTGGTGACGCAATGAAGGAGCGGATCGGGGATGCCCTCCGCAACGCCGCAATGCGTTTCGGTGCTGCCCTGGAACTGTGGCACAAGGGTGATCTGCACCTCGATGAGGAACCGGAGCAGGTCAAGGCCGGCATCACCGACCAGCAGTTTGAAAAGTTTCAGACCTCCATCACCAAGGCGAAGACCACCAAAGCACTTACTGACATCTGGAAGACGATTGCCCAGGCATGTCGCGAGGCAAAGGACAACGCAACCTACAACAACCTGAAGAACGAAGTGTCCCACAAGGGTGCTGCGCTCAAGGCGGCAGAGGCTGAACTGGAGAACACCCCCACCGGTCAGGACGGTGATCACAATGAATGAAACCACCATTGCGAAGGCAGTCCGGTACATCCTATCGCCCAACCCTCAAGGCACTCCTGAGTGGCTCCAGGACCGTGCCGGCAAGGCCACTGGGTCATCGATCAAGGCACTGTATGCATCGATCAAGAGTGGCGAAGCTGCCGTGCGGCGCGACTACCGGTTCCAGCTTGCCGTCGAACGTCTGACCGGCTCACCCGCACCGCAGGGGTTTGTCTCGGCAGACATGGCATGGGGTACAGAGCAGGAACAGTTCTCCAGGATGCGGATGGAGGAGGAGACCGGTCTCCTGATCATGGAAGCGGGGTTCTGCTATCTGCCAGACATGGCGACGGGATCATCCGTTGACGGGTTCTTCCCTGACGGTGGCATCTGGGAGTCGAAGTCGCCCAAGACTGCCACGCACATCGGCTACCTGGAGGAGGGTGTCCTGCCGGCAGACTACGTTCCCCAGGTGACGCACAACGTCTGGGTGACCGGCGCACCCTATGCCGTGTTCACCAGTTTCGATCCACGGTTGCCGGAACATCTGCAACTGTTCCACGTTCGCGTCGAGAGATCAGCATTGAAGATTGACCAGCATGAGTCCCTGGTCAAGACGTTCTTGAAAGAGGTGGACTCGCTTGAAGACAAACTCCGTAACCTGAAAAGGAAGTAATCATGCCATCCCTGAACAAAGCAATCATCATGGGTCACCTGGGCAAAGACCCAGTCCTCCGCTCGATGCCTGACGGCAAGTCCGTTGTGTCGTTCTCTGTCGCCGCATCCGAGTCCTACAAGAACAAGGACGGTGAGAAGGTGGACAAGACCGAGTGGTTCAACATCGTTGCGTTCGCGAGGCTGGCAGACATCTGCGCGGAGTACCTGAAGAAGGGCGCACTGGTCTACGTCGAGGGCAAGTTCCAGACGCGCAAGTATGAGAAGGATGGAACGGAACGGTACATCACTGAGGTCATCATCCATGAGATGAAGATGTTCGGAGGCAAGTCTGAGCGCAACTCAGCGGATGATGACCACCAGGAACCGGCGAAGGCGAAGTCACCGTCCAGGCCGGCGCACCCGAAAGATGATCCGCAAGACTTCGAAGACGATATACCTTTTAATTAGAACGGGTCTGCAATGGGTGGTCACCACTCGCAACGGTAACCACCATGATTCGTTCTAAAACGTGTTTCAAATGCGATATGGGCCATATTTCATAAAGGATTGAAGTGATGCAACCCCGCACCTGGATCATCGAGAACCTGGAGCAGATGTCCCGTCTGGCGGGGTATCTGCCCAGGCTCACGGACTACCCCTTGGACATCACGGTCAAGGAGTTCGTCCCGAAACGCACCCTGTCGCAGAATGCCAGACTGTGGAAGCTGCACACGATGGCATCAGAGGTGACCGGCTACACACCGGAGGAGATGCATGAAGAGGCACTGTGCCATCACTACGGGTTCGCTGAGAAGGAGGTGGTGTCCCTGGTGACCGGACGCAAGGAGATGAAGCGTGTGCCACTGAAGAGGAGCAGTGCGAGGGACAAGAAGGAGTTCCGAGACTTCATGGACAAGACAGAGATGTGGTATGCGGACCACCTGGGCATCTGGTTGGGCCAGGATGACTAAGGAAGAGAAAGCTTGGGTCGCATTCCTTCACGATCACGGGTGTGTGGTCTGTCGTTCGCCGGCAGACATCCACCATGTGTCGCGCAAGTCACACCTGGAGACCATCCCACTGTGTCCCAGGCATCACCGGTTAGGCGAGAACAACCAGCAGTTCGTTTCAATCCATCCCTGGAAGAGGGAATTTGAGAGGAGGTACGGAAATGAGACTACGTTTCTTGAAGACCTACGGAGGAAGTATGCAGGACTTCGCTAAGATGCCCAAGGTAAGAGTCATCGATGCATCTGACCTGGGTGACACTGCGGTGCTTTGGTTCTGCATTGGCACGATGGTGGGCTTGCTTCTGGGACAACTGCTATGAATGACGAAAAGCTTGCCCGTGCAATCGAGTGGATGGGGCCGCGCTACGTCTACCACCCTGAGAATCGAGTCCCGCGAATCCCTGTGTCCCACCAGCAGGAACTCCACCGGACTGACGTTGCCAGCACCTTCAAGCGTGTCAAGAAGTCGATGGAGAAGTCATCGTGACACTACGCACTCCAAGGACTGAAGCCGCGCAAGTGTCAATGCTAAGACTAGACGGTGACATTGATGAAGTGGTCGCGGCAACTTTCGCACGGCAGCTAGAGCGCGAGTTGATTGCGGCGCAATCGGCAACGGCAGCGCTCCCCGTGGAAGAAGGGGCCATACAGATGCTCCGCGCCGTCCGCGATTTTCTTGCAGACGATCAGCACAGCAAGTGGCGTTACGTCGAAAGCGGGGAGCAAAACGAGGACATGGCTGAGTGGATTGGGAAGATGGACGCGCTGCTTGATCGCCACCGTATGAAAGGGGAGCCAGATCGTCCTGACTGGGCGCAGCAATTGCCGGGGGCGGAGATATTTGATCGCGCAGCCCGGTACGAGTACATCCGCACACTCAACCCAAGGGAGTTCGCGGCGCTGTATGACGAGGCGTTGCACGGGGATCGGTTCGACGATCTGGTGGATCGCTATCGTGACGCAGGGGGGCGACAGGAATGAGCCAACTAATGCTGCCCCTCAAGCGTGAACGCAAGATGATGGGATCGGTCGTTTGGACAACGTGCCTTCCGTTCGTGGAGAACTCGCGGGGCGTTTTGATCCACCGGCCCCGAGTAGTGACGGGCTACAACATCCACAAGTTCCCGCACATCGCCATCAACTACTGGTGCAAGAACACCGCGACCGGAGGAAAGAATTTCACCTTCCTACCGAAGCCCCCGACCGGAAAGCTGCTCTGCAAGCATTGTGAAGTGAACGCTGTAACAGCCGGACTGCCGAGTACCGATTCGCTGGTCGGAGCGCATGTGCATCTTGGAATCGTGGTCGCGCAGCAAACGTGCTGCCATGACGCAAGGGGACTACCGAAATGATTGCCTGCCCGAAGTGCGCCCTTGAGTGGGAGCCGAACTGTGAGCAGACGCGCTGCATTGAACGATTTGGAGAGTGCGTCAAGTGCCGATTCGTTAAGCCGGGGAGTTACAACCCGCAAGGCAGCGGAGAAGGGACGGAGGAAGAACTGGCGCAAATCGCACTCAAGGGGGCTGATAGCCACCACACCACACGGGAGCAACCTAAATGAAACCGTGTCCTGACTGGGTTCTCTGGCTCATGTTTGTCCTGTGCTTGGTCGCCAGCATTGGCATTGCCCTATTTACATGAGGTACTAAAATGATTCTGCTAGGTGACACACCATACATCGAATGCTTTGTGCGGAACGAATTCTTGTTTAACGAAGCGCGGGGGCATGGAGAATTCACGCCAGCCGTTGCCTTTGCGTTTCGCGCCGAGCCAGCGCGTGTACCCATGTTTCAGGTCATGCTGGATTCTGGCGCACAGTGGGCGCGAGTTCCCATACACATGATATGCAGCAAACCGTGCGACCCGCTGCCGGTAGAGCAGTCGTGCTGGTGGGACAGCTACGGGTACGAATTCACCGTAGTTGCGCTGCCGTTTCTGAAAAACCATGCGGTCACCGCGTTGGGTAGGGACGGGCAAATTCGCAAGGGTAACTATCTTTTTACGGTGGATTGGATGCAGACGGGCTGGAGCGAAACGCCAGATCAGCACAAGAACCACCACATCATCGCGCTGGAGTCTGGACCGTGGATTGCGTACCCGAACAACAGACTTGTATGGCACGACCCGTCATGGATCACGCCAGCACCTAACCGGGAATGGCAAACCCCCACCCGCAACTATTCGGTTGAAGGTTTATTTAACAACTGAGCCTCAACCTCCCTGCGGATCACCAACCCAGGGAGGACTCGACCTCCACCCCTGACCCACCGGCGAAGCTGAATCGCCGCGCCGGCAAGGTCTCCAGCCAGCAACCTCTGCCTCAAGGTCGATGCCTTGAGCGCACCCAGGCCCAGGTTGTAGGCAAAGTCAGCAATCGCGCACAGACGGTCTCCAGCCAGTTCTGGGCAGAGTTTGACCGTGCCGGTGGCAAAGGCCAGGGCATCCCACTCCATGCGCCTGTCGGCGTATTCCTGGGTCCAGGCGCGGCCTGGGAACACATCATGCCCAGTGGACCCCCACCCACAGGTCCAGACCCCAGCAGGGCAGATGTAGGGCATCAGCCGGCATCCTTCGAACCGTTTGATCAGCCGGTACAGGGTGGTCAGGTCATTTGCCACGCTTGCCCAGGCTCCGATCCGCAAAGTAGAACCCCGCAATGGTCGCCAGGAGGGTCGAATCGAAGTCATCCATGACGAACCCCTGGTGCGCGATCTTGAAAAGCCACAGGAGTAGTGCCACAGATGCGTAGGAGGGGCGCACAGACGCATTCCAGGCATCGACCCACCTGATGCCTGTCGGAACGGACGATGCCCGTATAGCCTCTATAAATGCCGTTGCGTCCTGCTTCTGCACTTCCAGGTCGCCCATGACCTTGACCTCGGTCACCTTGAGATCGGACTGTAGCCTGATCCTCTCCAGGTCTCGCGCCTGACGTTTGTCCTCGTTCTCAGCCTGGACGCGCATCATCTCGATCTCGTTCTGGTGGTCCTGTCTCTTGGTGACGAAGGAGGAGACCTCCCCCCAGATCATCCGAAACACAGACCCACCCAGGAACGATATCAGGCCGGCGAACATCACTGGCTCCCTTGCGGGATCAGCCGCACCACGATCACCAGAACACCCAGGCCAGCATTCGCCCAGGCGAAGGCATTAGCCGGCAGCAATGCCTGGAACTGCGGCAGGAGACCCTGGGCAGCATTGACCACCGCAATGACCAGGGCAACATGCACCGACATCCACTTCCACGCATCCTTCCAGTTCTCAATCATATTCACCCCCCTTTGTTTTTGAAATGCACTGCTACGATCTGTTGGACGTTGCCATCAGGTACGTCACGCTTCCGCTCAACTCCGTGCCGTTCCCCAGCACCGTCAGGCTTGAATATGCTGTCGCCGCAGCAGTCATTCCTTTCAAGACGATGCTTGTGCCACTGATGTACCCGCCCAGTTCCACCACAGACTGTCCACCAGTAAGGAAGATTCCACCAGAGAATCCACAGGCATAGCCGGTGGTCAGTTCTGCCGGCAGACCGGTAATAACTCCGGTTGTTCCAGTGCCAATCAAAGTGATGGTCAGGTCGAAGTAGACCGTGACAACATCATCGTTGCGTTCCCACACACCGGTTTGCGCCCCGTATGTTGCGGTTCCACCGACTGCTGGTGTCCACGATCCCTTCGCATACCGTTCGCGACAGTTGAGGTAGTTGGAAACTGTGCATGCGACATTCATCTGCGTCCCAAGAACCTCAACGTCCTGGATGCCGTACTCCACGGCAACCCCATACTTGGGGTAGCCAATCGTTCCCATCGATGAATCGTTGCCGATATTGTTGTCGCGGATGACTGCTCGATGCGCCCTGTTGATTGCCCACCCGTAGGTGTGCGCCCCACTGTCCGCAGCAGTTGCCGTGAAGATGGTTCCAACAGCATTGCTGGTAGACCCCAAACCGGTCCAGGTTGTCGCCCCAGCATAGGTGATCTGGTATTCCTGACCGACAACCAAGTAGTTTGCCTGAATCTGGTTGTCCACATAAATTGCGCCAGTGATTTGGTAGACATACGCAGTTCCATAGTTGTTGGTGTTCCAGTTCATGCATGTGTTGCCTTCAATCAATGCATCCTGGCAGTTCGCAACGTAGATCGACCCTGCTGCCGTCCCGCAGATGTGGTTCCCTTTCACTATTGCGTGTTTGATATACCCAAGACTTGCTTGGGAAAATCCAATGTTGATTCCTGGTAAGTTTGCCGCGACCTCCGCAATGTAGTTGTTCAGGATTCTCATGTGACGCGGAGCAGTCAGTGCGGTGCTGCTTCCGCGCATGGAAATTGCCCCGCCATAAGAATAGTTGCCCTCAACAAGTTCACTCTTCCAGGAACCACCTCGGTAGAGGTATGTGGACACGTTGGCATTGGTCACGGACTTCAGCACGTTGTTGGAGAAGATGCCCGAATCACCGTTGCCGGCATAAATGCACATCGTGTGGTTCGCGCCAGACACTGCGGCGGCAGACAAGATGCTGGTGCAGTTTGTCATCACCACGTTTTCGGACGTTCCATCACTGACGTACAACGCATAGGAATCTGATGCGGTGATGCCAACGATATTCTTGAAGAAGCATCCATCCACCAGGAGGTTCTTGACGAAGTACCCATAGATTGCTGTTGGGTTCGCGCCACCGGTTGTCCCTGTCTGCTCAAAGTAGCAGTCGCGCACCTCACAGAAATCTGAGTAGGTTCCAGGCGCACCCGCCGGCCAGGAGTCAAAATACACCCCTTCGTCAAAGTCGAAGAAACTGCAATTTTGCAGCTTGAACCTCGTTGTTCCCTGGGTGCGAATGGGTTGCGTCGATCTTGTGTTCCCAGACTTTTCACCGTAAAACGAACAGTTCTCGATCCGCACGTTGTCGCAAAGCTTGAACGTAGGCAGGAAACTGTACGTCCCATCAGTGTGGAAACTCATGTCCCTGATGATGATGTCAACCTTGGTGTCGGCGTAAAGCTGCCCAAGTCCTGCGCCACCGGTATTGGTGGTGAGAATTGTGGCATCTCCATCACCGTACATGAGGATGCTGCTTGGCATTGCCGTGTCCGCACCAAGACGATACGTCCCGCCAGGGACATACAGTGCCTTCCCTGTTGCCGCCGCAAATGCGTAGACGAAATAGGGACTGCAATTGGTGGTCGCGGTGTCGGTCCCGACTGGGATGAAGTCCCAGATGTTGACGATGTCACGAAGCTTCGCCTGAACCGTTCTTGTCTGCGCCCCAGAACCAGCAGCAAGGAACGATATAGCCGCAGAATCACTTGAGATGATTGCCGGCGCAACGATCACTGAGAAGACCAGTGCTGATGTGCCGATAATGAATGGATCGGTTGTTTGCAGCATCCAACTTGTTCTGGTGTTCGCCGTTCCCGACTGGACAATAACTATCGTTCCATTGACAGCATCTCGATTCCCGTTGAAGTCAATGTCTCTTGACCATGCTCCTGTATCGCAAACATAAATTCCGTTTGTAGTGGTATCTGTCTGGGATTTGACCAGCACACGATCACCGGCAACTACTGCCACACCGTCAATAGTTTGCTCCCCAGAAAGGGTGATTGCTGCCGTTGTGGCAACCAAGCACGGGGCTTTAATTGCCAGCCCAGGGGATACTCCGTAACGCCGGTCAGTCGATGGTGAAGTCATAGCAACTCCTTATCAGTTAATTGGTCACCGGAAAGAAAGGACTCCGCACTCTTGAGGAGGAGCAAAAGAAAGCACGTTGCCCAATCTTCCGGTGATTCATTACGGACGGCATGATCGATGCCATGATAGCCGCGATCTCATCGTCCTCGATTATTCGTCTGTTGTTCCCAGATACCTTGTACCAACCACTCACTGCTTGACCGACTGCACTGCCTGATATCTCAACAGATGCAGACATAGCACCGGCAACCACTGTCGCGCCACCAGCAGTCCCGCCGATAAATTGCGAGTCTATTTGCGCGGATGCAGATAAGACTGCCTGATCTATTGCTGCGCCCTCTGCCTGGGATTCCTGCAATGCATCGACAGTTGCCTCTGCCAGGGCGGCGCGAATCTCTGCTTCCATCAGTGCGGTCATATCCATCACTGCGCCGCCGGCTGAGTGAACTTCTGCATGACATCCTGCAACAGAGCGGACCGTTTCTGCGGGTCAACTGCCATCGTTGCCCCGTACTTGTGTGCGACCTCCAGCAACTTGTGAAATGCCTGACGTTTCATTGCCTTCTCCATCAAGGTTGTCTCTGGGATCGATGTCCAGGATGGACTGGTCACCATCTGGTTCAGCATCTCATTCGCCAGTCTGCCAGACTCCTCTGCGTACCGTGTGCGCTCCTCCGGTGTCAACTCGACATCTCCCAGCTTGCCGGTGTTCTTGCCAACGTGGAACTTCTTGGGAATCTTTGGAACCTTCACACCCAGTCTCTCGCCCTCAATGGCAGCAGCATTCTCTGGGATGGGCTTCTTCACCACCGGCAGGACGTACAGGGCGCGTTCCGGTGAGGGAACATTCTGTCCAAGGTAGTCGATCTTGGGTTCCAGGGTCTGCCGCAATCCCCAGATGCGGTACTTCACGGCATCGACAATGGAGTAAATCTCCCTGGCGTTATCGTCTGACATTGCTGCGGTCTGGGCAATGATGCTGGGAACCTGGGCAGAGATGATGTTCTGTGCGTACTTCGCACCGTACCGGTCTGGGTCAGACAGCGCATTGGTGAAGTCCGACAACCCTTTCAAGAACGTCTGGTTCGTAATGGCATTCGCAAAAGCCACCGCAACCATTTTCGCAAAGTGATCACCTTCCTCCTTCGTCAGGTTCTCTGACACTTCAAACACATCTGCCGCCATTCCAAGCAGTGTTCCAACAGGCTGGACCCTGGCATAGGAATACCATGCGTTATTGATCTTCACTGAGTACGGTTGGTTGACTGCCAGCCATGCCTGACGTTTCCCAGGATCGACGGGTCCGTTGCCGGTGACGTTCCCTGCTGCCGCGAATGACACGGTCAATCCGAATAGGGTTGTCCCAAGGAGTGCCTCTGCAACAGCACGGTCTCGCGCAATTCCACCGGAGTTGTATGCCTCTCTCCAAGTCTTGGAGATAAACGGTGCAAGCGGAGTCAGGCGCATCATCTCATCCAGCACGTTGATCGGTGTGCGCTTGAATGGAAACACAAGGTTTAGGATCGGTATCTGGTTGGTCGCATAGTTCAACACTGCCGCCATGCCGTACCCACCTTTCGCCTCGTTAAATGAGTGCCGCGCCGCCGCAAGGTCACCCTCTTTCGCCATTGCTTCGTCTGGGTGCATCACCAGTTCTGCGACACGCTTTCCGTATTCCTTCGTCCCTGGGCGCATCCCCTCTCCGATAGCCTGATGGGACGCCAGTACTTGCATCTCGCCGGCACGGTACATGTGCTGCGTCCAGGTGTCGCCGGCACTCATCAGCCTGAACGGGAACCGCGCAACCTCACCAATCCTTCCTTGGGTAGCACCGGCAAACACATCCAGCTTCATCGAAGCACCATCAGACTTCACTGCTTCGAATGCGCGTTTGTATGCGTTCCTGGCAACACCGTCTGCCTCAACAATCTTCGCACCACCAACCACCGCATCAAACATTCCTGCCATGCGGATCAACGGGTCTCTGAAGTTCAGATGCTCACTGCTGGATGTGAACCTCCCGACTCCAGCCGCAATGAGGTCCACAAACGGTCTAGTCCACATGTGCGCGGATGTCCCAACCACGTTCACCACCGTAGTCCAGGGACCGGACAACAAACCCCAACCTTTCCAGTACTCCACCCACTTGTCGAATGACGTTGCGCTGAGTGCGCCTTCCACAAACTTCTTCTGTTCGCGCAACGTCTGGTTCTTGTCATCGAGTCTGGCAATCAACTCCACCGTCAAATCCGGCCCAAACCGTTTGCGGTAGTCCTGCATGAGTTCATCCAGGCGCGTCTGGAGTTCCGCATCGATGCGTTCTTTAGCAGTCTGGAACAGTTTTTTGTCGCCAATGATTTCCTTGGGATCGTAGAACTTCCCAAACTGTTTCATCTGGTTTAAGGCTCGACCAATGGCGGCGCGTTCCTCGATCATCCTGGTGAACACCATGTGCGTCCGGTCAATCGATGTGAGGTAAGAGATTTGCTCCTCCAGGCTCACATTAAAACCGGCATCCCACTTCGCCAGGATAGCCTTGCGTTGCATGACCTGATCCTCGACTGCCAACTGAACAAGCATCACCTTCGCACGGTACACCTCATCGACGGGTGCGCCGTTCGCGCCAAGCTTGTCCATCATCGCGCCGACATCTCGACCATTGCCATCGTAGAAGGCATCCCCTGCCATCTCTGCTGCCTTGTAGTCTGCTTCCTTCCAGGACTTTGGGCCTTTGATCGTGGACTCGTTGACCTCTTGAATACGCATGATTGCAGCTTCGTAATCACTGTTCGTATTCATGCGCCACATGGCAATCTGGTACGGGAACTTGCTGGTGGGCATCATGTCTGGGTACGGTTGCGCCGCCACCTGTTCTGCCGCGAACCCAGGGATGATCTCCTTGCCGGTCTTCGCCTTTGCGATCTCAGCATACTCACCACGCAAAACGATATCGTCCTTACCAACCATCCGGTCAAAGACCTCGCGAATCTCAGGTGTCAGCTTGACGTTCAGCTTTTCCAGGTTCTTGTAGGTCTCGATCATCCACTCTTTGAACTTGCTGAAGATCGAGCGCAAGCCGGTGATGGGGAAGTTGCCGGTCATCACATACTCTTCACCGGACTCTGCCATCTTTTCATGCGCGGCGACCCACCGTTGGTATTCGTTCGAACCCTTCGTCCCTGCCTTGAGAGAAGCCCATTCCTCCATCGACTTCACACCCAGGTAGTCGAACATCTTGCCAACGTCTGCAACGATGTCTGGTGGCGCGTCTGGACCCTTCGCGATCTCGACCATGTAGTCGAAGAAGAAGTGCCACCCCTCATGGATGGCAGTGCTGGGGTTCGCCGCCTTCAGGAACCCTACGGACAGACTCTCAGAATCATAGAATCCACGGTTGCCCTGGCGCAGGGTCTCTGACTCACCACTGACCTTGTTGCCAACCCTCTCCATCTCATGGTTCAGCACCTCGGCAATGTACCGGTCAACGCCGGTCATCGAGTTCTCGACCTGATGATCCAGACCGTTCTCGCGCAGCATTGTCTCGACCTCGGCATCGGACATGATCCGGCGCACCTTCATCGATCCCGCGATAGGCCAGCCGCCGGCATCCCCTGACGCACTGGGGTTCGTCTTGTAGTCGTAGGACTCGTTGGCATCGATCAGTCTGCCGGTGATCCCGCTACGCATGCCGTTCGCCAGGACCGTCGAGGAGTCACTCTCAGCCTGGGTGCGTTCGCGTATGACCGGAATCTCCACCTCGACCCAGACACGTTGCGACCCCTTCACGCTGGCCTTGCCCTGGTCGAACACCGGCAAGTTCACACCGTGGATGCCAGGACGTTCTGCCAGTTGTTTGCTGCCAATGCTGGGACGTTGGTTCTCCGCTTTGTACCACTGACCGGTGGTGAACCCTTGCTTCTGCCCTTCCGGTTTGGCATACAACGGCAGGACGATGCCTGGGCGCGACTCCCTGATCTCCATCAGCTTGTAGGCAGTCCTGGTGCTTGCCGGAACCTGGGACGTTGGCAGCACCTCGTACAGTGGTCCCATGAACCGGTTGTTGATCGGATTGATCAGTGCCGCGAGATTGGTGTCACCGGACTGGAACAGGCGCGTCTGCTCCTTGGTCAAGCGGGACGGGAACTCCCTGGACAGTGCCTTGACTGAGGCAGTCTGCATGGCAACTGCCTGACTGTAGTCCTTGGCATAGACCCCAGGTTGCCCCGCCCTGGCTGGATCGTAGACCATGAAGACAACATCAGGCTCACCGTTCGCGAACTTCGAATAAAACGCTTTGTTCCACCCTGGTGGTATTTGCGTTTCATCCCAGGGGAGTCTCGACACGATCCTGAACCCTGCTTCTGCATAAAGCCTGGGAAGGGTGGTGTCGAATGCGTCCAGCTTCCTGCCGCCATGATCGACGGCAAGCCGGATCAACGCGAGGGACGCACCCTTGAGGTTCGGGTCTGCATTGAAGACCGACACGATATCGTCACCCTTGAGGGCAACGCCGGCCTTGCCGCCTTCAGCCAGGAAGGTACGCATGCCGGCGTACTCCTCGACTGAGTAGACGTAGACTGAAGCGGAGTTCGGATTCGCCGCCTTGGCTGCCGTGATGGCATCGTGGAAGGACTGCGGGTCAGTGGTGACCTCTTGGAAGGATGGTGCTGCCTTGCCCTTGGATGCCGCATACTCGACAAACCAAGGGGTTGGGGTTAGGAGATTCCCTGATTCCTCAACTCCTCCTTCTCCTCGTCCGAAAGCTTGTCGTAGAACTCCACCATCCCCCTGTAGGGATCGAAGTTGCTGTTCTTCTGCGGCGGCGATTCGGGTTTCGAAGTCTGCATCGACTGATTCCCTAATCCGACTTGCGTATTGGCCCAGGGATGATTCGGTGAAACCTCCCCCAGCTTTCTTTTGCCCAGGTAAGCCATAATCCTTCTTCCCTTTGGTGAGTGACTCAACAAACAAGGAGTCTGAAGTGACATCGTGCCGGTCACCCAGGTACTCCGCGATCCTATTACTAAGTGCCAACTCTGTACCGTGCGGAACGATGATTGCCATCGTGCCGTCTTCAGTCGTATGCCCACCCAGGAGTTCCTTACCCTTCCCGTCAAGCACATTGCTCCGTATCTCACTATACAGTGCTTCGATGTCTGCCGCAAACATGCTTTTGGGGATGTGAATCTGAACCGTTCCCATCTCCTTGCCGCCCTTGAATGACTCTGGGGAGGTGATCTGTATCTCATCCTGGCGCAGGGCATACCCAAGAACCTTCGCCAGTTCCTGAATCTTCGCCATTGACGCACCCTTCGTCATCTGGAGGGAGAACCCAGGCCCAGTAGTGTCCAAGTACCCAGAAACCACTACCTGTAGTTTCCCCTTGAACGAATCGAGCAGACTCCCAGGCTTGCCAGTGCCTTTCGCCGGTTCTGGGTACTGCACCCGTCGAGCCACAATCCCCCTGCCGACATCGTGTTCCTGGTCGAACCGTTTCGCCTCGGTGATCGGGTACAGGTACTTCTCGCCGCCGGCCTTGACATCGAACTCAGACCCCTCTGGAACCAGATGCTGGTCTCGCATGGCGCGGAACTGCTCCGCATCGACCTTGATCGGTTCCCCGATCACCATCGTGCCGATTGCTTTTGCCGTGCCTTCGCCGGTTCGTACAATCGCGACCATCTTGCCCACATAGGGTCGCAGTGAATCGGTTTCACGGGTCTCGTAGACCTTCTTCCCATCAGCCAGGAGGTCCGCATACCGCACACCGACAGTCATGTCACTGGCGACATTCACACCCATCTCTGGGAACACCTTGCGGAATGCTGCTTCCTTGCGTTCCTGCTTGGCTTGATCTGCCAATAGTTCGAACGCAGTGAATGCCCTCATTGCCGCAGACCGCGCAACCTCTTCCACGATTGCGTTGTGGACGTTGTACGGCAGTGCTTCCAGTCGAGCAGTCAGTGCCGTGCCATACCCGTTCGCGGAGAACGCGACCTTCCTGCCGGTCCAGGTGGTGGCATCCGGCACATAGGACTTGTCCCGCGAAACCACTGTTGTCTGCTCATGCCCACCCCACCAGTCTGGGTGATCGATGCCGCCAGCCATGTCGCGCACTTGCGTCAGTGCCTCTTCCCTGGTCAGTGCGCCACGATCAACCTGATCCCAGATGTCCTTGATGGCATTCTGGTTGTCCTTTGTCTTGAAGGTGTCCTTGAACATCCCGCGAATTGCTTCCCAGGTGATCGATTGCATCTCGCGAGGGAGGATTCCACGCGCCTCTGCCGCCCTTTTGTACGCCTCAAGATAAATCGGGTACGTCCCAGATACACCGGTCTCGTTCGACCCACCAGACTTGCCGAAATTCATGGCGACAGGACGATCACTGCCGCCAAACGGGGTCAGCAGTGCCGCAGCAACCGCATGAGTGTCGATGGTCGCGAACCTGGGGTCACTTGGGTTGAAGATGTTGTTGTAGAAGTTGCGGACCTTGTGTTCGCCGCCCAGCTTGGCATTGATGTTCTCAGGACTGCCGTCGATGAAGATCGATGCCGCCTTGCCCAAGGCATCGAACCCACCCCAGGCGCGGCTCGACTCCACACCGTCCAGTGTGGTCTTGTTCGCGCCGGAATCGCCCTCTGGGTGGATGATTGCGTACTCACTTGAGTGATACGCCTCATCGTATGCCCTGATCCACAGACCAATTGCTTCCTGGTTGTTCGTCGCGATTGCTTCGCGCAACGTCTTGCCCTTGACCAGATCGTAGTTCCGCATGTTCTTCTGGTCTGCGACATCTTTCGATCCCTCCTTCAGGAGGAACTGGAATGCCGATCCGCGCATCTTCGAATCGAACTGGTAGTCCATCTTGCCGTGCAGAATGTCGATGACACGTTCTGCCATCGTCACGTTCATAAACCAGTCCTTCTGCGGAGACAGTACGGCAAGCATCCCTGCCGCCTGTGACTTGAGAATCCCGTACTTCAGACTCCACTTTTCCGCGATCTGCTCCGCGCCGTCATACCAAAGCTTCGAACGTGCGCGGATCACCGGATCGATCTGATCATGCAACCACAGGATGTTGTCCATGATCCTCTGGATCATCCGCTCAGACCTCACCTCTGGAGTGCCTTCTCCGACACGCATCCCAGACTCCAACCCAACGGCATCCACTGCCTTCGCGAACTGCTCCGGTGTGGTCTTGAGGGTCGCGAGGTCTGCGATCATCGGGTCACTGATCGATGGTGTCAGACCCTTCTTCGTAGGCCAGCGTGACGGCAACGTCTGGTTCAGAGACCCCTCACCCTCACCGACGATGTGCATCATGTGTTCCATGAATGCTTGATCGACTGTTTTTGGTATCCCTGCCATCGTGAACTTGGTGGCAATGCTTTGGTACATGGCATAGTAAAGACGCGCCACTGAATCGGCATGATCCGGCGGGAGGTTGTCCCTGTCCTTGGTCGCGATCTCAGTGTCGCGCAGCAACCGTTGGTACACAGGACTCTCAGCCACCGACTGCGGAAGCTTTCCTACCGCCAGGACGTTTTCGGAGACCGACAGACCATACCGATCTGCAATCTCACTGATCTTGCCGGAATCCAGGTTCGACTTGAGGAACTGGTATTCGTCCAGTTGCGCCCTGGTCATGCCAACCGTCATGTCCGGTGCTTCGATGACCGCAGCAGTGACCTTCTCCCTGGGAACCTCGACTTCTCTCCCATCCTGGAACTTCACCTTCACGGTGCGGATGTTCGTCCCGATCACCCTGCCGACCTCACCGTCTACGGTGACATCCTTGCCCTTGAAGTTCGATTTTGCGTCCAGGGCGCGTTTCGCCAACTGCTTGCTGGTCGCCTCGCCAGCAATCGCCAGTTTCTCCGCTTCGAAGTCCCTGGTCAGGTTGCGGATGCGTGAGTCGCGCTCGATGGGACTGCCGTTGTACTTGCCCCGCAGGAAGGCAATCATCTGGTTGTGCCGGTTGGTCGCCTCCAGCATCTTCTCGTTCTGCTCTGGGGTCAGTTCCTTTGCGGCAACACGTTTCTGCGCCGCCACGGTCTCCAGTTCGTTGATCTTCTTCTCAGCCTCGATCTTGACCTGGGTAGCCGACACGGTTCCAGCCTTGCCCACGCTTTCGTAGGAACCTTCCTGGACAATCTTCAGGAAATGCTCCTCCTGCGGGGTCCGATCCACTTTTTGGGCGATTTCGAATGCCTTCCGCAGAATGGGCGAGGCATCGTCAGGCAGGGTTCTGACGGCATCCCGCACCTGAGTCTCCTCTGGGGTGATCATGCGTCCAGAGAGTGCTTCCCGCTCGATCCTGGCGGCATCCTGGTGGTCCTGGAGGAACTTCGCCTCTGCCGCCTTCTTCACGGGGGTCACATCGAACATTTCGGTCAGGATCGAGGGTCTTTCGGCAATGTCCCTGGCAACCTCCCCAGGCAGTTTGCCGGTCTTCACCCAGACATCCCCAAGCTTGCTGAACGCACTCCCCGCACCCTTCATGCCGGCATGCATTCCACCCATCAGAATGGCTTGAACGGCGAGGTCATCCCATCCAGGAACCTCTCCCGTCAACGCCGCGCCGCCGACAGCACCACCGGCTATCCCAGCAGTGAAGTTCTTGATGGCATTCATCGGGAGTTCGCGCACTGCCTGGGCAGTGGCTTGCTGGGCGGCATCCAGACCGACATCTCGGAATGCCTTGTCCAGGGCATACTTCGCGGCTTGCTCTGCCGGCGCACCTTCCGCGATCCACATCTTCGCGTATCGTCCAGCTTGCTGATCCACTGCGCCGGTCACGATTGATGTCGCCGCAGTCCTGGGGATGCCGGCAGAAACTAAGGACTTGATCCCCATTGCCGACATTGCGCCACCGAATGCCACGTTGATTGCGCCGGATATCCCTGCCTCTTTTGCTATGTGTCCCGATCTCGCGACAATGTCTTCTCGCGTCATCGATCCATTCAGCAGACTGTCCATGTACCATGCTCTGTACCCTTCGACAGCAGCACCACCCATGAATAGTCCTGCTGCCATACCTAATGGGCCAGCGGTTGCCCCTACAACCGCGCCAGGAATCGCGCCGATCCCCATTGCCACAAAGTCTGGAAGTCTTGCTGCCGCAGCACCAAGCTTTGCGGTGAACGGACTCTTCTCTCCCAACCGCATGTCTGGCAGCTTTCTGTCTGCCATCCCAACCTCGGATGCCAATGCCCTGTATGCAGACTCCTGAAACCCAGTCTGCAAACCAGAAACAAAACCAGTTGCCTCAGTCTGCCCTTGAGCCAGTTTCTGTTCTGGGGTCAATGCTTCTACCACTGAATCTGGCAAGTACATCGAGTTCGCAGTCTGATCAAGCATCGAGCCTTTCGGCATCGTCATGTCAGGAGCAGACCAAGGATCACCACCTTTCGGTGGAATGAGTGCCTGTGCAGGACTGGTGACTGCGGTAACCGGTAACGGGGGCGGCGCAGGAATCTGCATCGGCGGCGCAATGCCACCGTCAAGCCTCATCAGGGGTGCGTTTTCCAGGCTCATTTATTCCACCTTGGTTTTCGCAACCCACTGCTTGGTGACTGGGTTGAACACAACAAAATTTGTATTTTTGGGGAGCAAGTTGTACTGCTCTTTTTCTTTTCCACGATCCAGCATTTGGATGTTTGCACCCAGGTATGCCCTCTTTCTGTCTGCATCGAACTGAACACCCTCTTTCCCTGGAGGAAGAGCATTGCCAGACTCAATGTACTTTGTTGCTGTCTGCGCGATAGTCTCAGCATCTGGTCTGTACGCCCTTTCGAAGGGTCCACCATACCCAACATAGTTCGGAGATTTGACATCGAACATGTCTCGCACCGCACTGTCGCGTTGCGCCTGTGGTAGTGCATTCGCCTCTGCGATCTTCGTCTGCACACCCTGCTGCCACTTTTCCAAGTGGAACCCAATCTTCTCGATCATTGCCGGCGTTGCCCACATAGGGTTCGCCTTCCACTGAGAGTGGATCGTCCTGGTCTGCTGATCCAGTTCCTTGTAGATGATGTCATGCCCAGTCTTGCGGTCTTCGATCAGCTTGTTGAAGAACGGGAAATAGTGAATTCCAACCTGTCCGTACCCCAGGCGCGAGGTCAACTGCGTCATGTTGGTGACCTTGCCGTCCATCACATCCTTGAACAGATCGTGATACCCAGGAGAGGTGGTGAAGTTGGTGTCCTCGTTGCCCTTGTTCCGATTGCCCTTCAGGATCGAGTCCATGTGCCACTGCTGCGTTGGGTCGATCTGCTTGAACCACTGCACTGCTTCAGGGTCTGCCTTGACCTGATCAATGCTTGAGTAACCCTTCTCCAGGATTCTGGTCAGGAGGTTTCCTGCTGCCTGATTTTGCTGGGCAGACTCGATGGCAACCAACCCACTCAGGCGAGACATTGCCTTTGACCGGTACAGTTCAGCCTTATCCGGTGGAATCTTGTTGTCGATGATGAACTTCTCTACGGTCTCCGCGAGTGCCTCGCTTTGCGCCGCCAGGGTTCTGCGTTGACCGGTCTGCGAGTACAGGCTATTGGTCTGCGAGGAACGCGCAATGTCACCAACACTCTGCACCTCATCGGCAACCTGGGCATTGCGGTTGAGCCAGCCTGGGAGGTACTTCGCCAATCGTTCGGTCGAGGCAATGCTGCGGTATGCCGCCTCACGCGCAGTTAGCAGTGCTGCGGGGTCTCCGTTCGCCTGATCGATCATGCGCTTCGCCAGGACTGGGTTGAAGTTCACGATGGTGTCCATCGCGGCAATCGCGAAGGCGGGATTGCTTTGCAGTAGCGCATCACCATTGATCTGCTTCCAGTACTTGCTCTTGTAGACCTCTCGCGCACCCTCCTCGGTAAGCTTGGAGATGTCTCCAGCCTCTGGGTTGTTCTTTCCGGTGATCCCGTATCTCGATGGGCCTTGCCCGTTGTCATCAGGGACATATGCCGACCCCTCACGCTTCAGCAGGTTGCCAATGATCGAGTCCACAGTGACCCTGGTGCTGGTCCTGGTGGACATCGGCATGTTGCCAAGGACAACCTCGGCATTCGATGCCTTGCTCGACTGGTAGGTCGAGACAATAGGCTGGAGGAACCCCTCGACCTTCTGCGCCACATCGAAGGTCACATAGGCATGCTCGATCCTGGGCGCGAGTTGCTGCCTCTCTTTCGCACTCAGAACTTCCTTGAATGCCGGAAGGTCTGACCGATAGGTTCCTTCCCACATTGCTTTTGCAAGGTCTGGACGGTTCTCATCGATTGCCTTCGTCAGCAGTGCGGTCCCGAATTGATCCCTGACGTTCTGTGTTGCCTCAGTGATGTATTGCAGACCCTCTGCGTTGCTCTGCACACGGTTCTGCATGTACGTCCCGACTGCGTTCTCCGCATCAGCCACTGCCGTCTTGTAGGTCGAGGCGAATGTAGGACTCGCGACATCAAGCGTGTTGATCGTCTTCAGGTTGCGGCTCACAGTGGTGTTCATCACATCGATGTCCCACTTGCCGCGCTCGGAGGCTTGATGCTCCAGCACCTTCGCCTTCTGCATCATCATCATGCCACCCGCCCTCTGCTGGAACTTCTGCCGCACCAGGGGATCGGTGATCGTGTCCTCGATACTCTTGTGGATGCCGCCGAACTGCTCGACGGTGGTGTCAAAGAACTTTGGATCGGCAGCTTTCTGACGTTCCTGCTGCCCCCATCCAGTGTTCTCAGGGTTGTTCTTCGCCAAGTCCAGCTTCTCGCCAAGCTTGTTCAGGGCATCGTTGGCGTTGACTGTCGCCCAGTCCTCCCGTGCCTTGTACAGTTCATCAGCCACCATGCCCATCGAGTTGGCGAACTTCTGGGTGTTCTGCGCCCGAATGTCGTACCCCTGCGTCCCAGGTGCTTCCATCGACACTGGGCCGGCAGGATTCGGGTCAGACCGTCTTCCTACATCGAGTTCACTGGGAAGGGAGGTTGCCATTGGTTACCCCGTAGTCATCATGTCTGTGATGCCGGCATCGTAGCCACCACCTCCACCACCCTTCAGACCCCCACCACTGCTGGGCGATCCGAATGTGTTGTACTTCTCAAACAGGGTCGCGCCGGCATTCGCCAGCAACCCCATGTTTGCCATGTCCACAGACCCCCTACTCGACGCAATTTGCGCCGCCCTGGTGTCGGCAGTCCAGACATCCAGGTCACCCTTCATCTTCGCCTGACGCGCCTGTTCCTCGTAGCCCCACTGCTTCTGCTGCCCTTGGTAGGCAGCTTCCGCAATGATCCTGGCGCGTTGCACTGCAAGGTCTGCCCCGTAGGTCGCACTCGCGCCGATCTTCGCCGCCTGGGATGACAGGAGGTAGTCTGCCGTGCGTTGGACATCGAGGTTCGCCCTCTGCCCGATTGCCTGAAGTTGACCGGCATACTGGTACTTCTGGTCTCGACCAAACTCGGCAACCTTCTGACCCTGTTGCCCTGCTGCCATCTGACCGGCGAACTGTGCGTTGTTCGCCTCTGCCCCGTTGATCGACTTCAGGATAGTGAATGCCGCCGGAAGGAACGATGTCCAACCGCCCATCCCCCCTGCTGCTGCTTCTATCATTATGAAACCTCCATATCTATGCTCACCGCAAGCATGGTGCAAGGTCTTGGTGCTTGAGCAACAAGATATATCCGCGCCTCGGTCCCCCAGGAACCTGGGAATTCAATCGTTGTCTCATCGTAGGCAGTCCAGATGGCATCTGGATCAACAGGCTTGCTCTGCTCTTCCCCAGGCATCACATCAAGGATGTCTTCACTCTGCCCGTAGCGCAGTCCCTTGGGGTGCGTGTCTGCCATCACCAGACCAATATGGTTGATGGTCTTGTGCTTGTTGAGGACGGTTTGTGCGTTCTGGGTTGGAGACCCAAGCTTCATCGAGTAGAACTCTGCTGAATATGGCAGTCCAACCACGATGTTGGTCGCCGCAGTTGCCAGGGTGATAGACCCACCGGACACCGTGTAGGACTGGGTGTAATCGTCTGCCGTTCCGACATCAACCCCATCAGCCCAGACGCAGACGTTCTTCCCCTCCAGGTGACCAAGACCATTGACCGTTGTCGAGGATGCCTGGGTCACATGAATGAATGAATCCGCAAGCTTGCAGACCGTGCCGCCGGCACACTCCGTACTCTGTGCCATCTTCTCCAGGTAGCGCACCGTCACCCCGTTAATGCTGCGCTTCACAACATAGTAGGTGAGGTCATCAATCTGCCCCAACTGCCCAGGCATGACAATCACATCCTCTATGTCGCCATCGGTCTCAATCTTGATCCAGGCATTCACCTCTTCAGCAGCATCAGTCACCAGCATTGCGACTGTGCCGTCTGCCAAGACGCATTGAATGCGGGTGTCAGGTTGCCGTTGGATCGACATCCGCACAATGCCTGGATACCCGATCTCAGGGATGATGTTGCACAGGTCGCCTGACTCGTAGTCGTACTTCTGGATGTTGTAGTCCATCTTGTACAACTTGTTCCCGTTCCTCTGCGCGAACACCACCGAATGGTCAAGCTTGATGGCAGTGACATTCGCACTGCCATGCGTCGATGTGGACTTCACGTTGAACGATGTCGGAGTCAATGGCTCATCAAGACTCGATGACCTCGCAGACAGTTCTGCACTCGCAGTGCCGATCATCAACCGTTGGTTGGAACACATCCAGGCGATTGAATCCACCGCACCAACCAGGGCGCGGTTGATGGGGCCGGAATCTCCCAACGTGTCTTCATCGTGGGAATCGAATGCTCCCGCCACCGACCCCCAGATTCTTGCCTTGCCTGACCACCAGCAACGCGCCTCATGCAGTGCCACACCACTGGGCCAGCCGGATGTGTCGGACCAGTCGCCCTCTTTCCACAGGTCCGTTGCAACCACATCACCAAGGGATGTCAACACCTCCGCAGTGACTGATGTGCTTGATGTGTATGCGGTGACACGGACGATCCCCGTGATCGACCCTGTCGGATAGCTGATCTCATAATCAATGTCATCCGCGCCACCATAATCGGCTTGCTTAACGCCGATCCGGTAGTAGACGATCTGGTTGTCGTAGGTGTCCGCATACGAATACGAACCATCGACAGTGAACGTGGAGTCCGGTGTGTCTGCCCAGTTGCTGGTGTCTCCAAAACTGCGTTGCAACTGCACGGTTGAGGCAGTCAACCCAGCAACAGTGATCGTGATCGTCCTGTCGGTTCCAACACCCTGCACCAGCAGGGGATCGGTGAAGTCTCCAGCAGCAGGAGGTAAGCTTGCGGTGGTCCCGTTGACACGCTGAGACTCTGAGGTGATCTGGTACAAACGCCCCACATCGGTGGAGTAGAACAGTGCCTTGCTTGCCGTCAACGTGATGTTCCCGCTCAACGCAGACGGGGTCAATGTGATTGGGGAGGTGTTGATGAAACCGAAAGGCCCATCATCTGGTGCGTAGAGGACAATAGACCAGGAACCGTCTGCCCTGCGCTCGATCATCCTCTGCTGGAAGTCTGCGGTGGCGATAAAGATCACATCACCAGTGCTGTCTGTCCTGATGTAGGACAGATAGTCCACTGTGTACGGAGTTGGCAGTTCAACGATCCCTGCCGCCTCAATGGCGCAACGGGTTACCGTGACCGAATACTCCAGGCGCGACAGGAACCGCACAAAGAACTGTGCCGTAGTGGGAGTGAACGTGATGCTATGCGTCCCAGTCTTTAATGTTGCCTCACTGACCAAGTTATCGTCGCCCTGGGTCGAGCCAACACGAAACAAGACTGGACCGTGCGTCACGGTCACACGCAGTGCATGTTGAACACCTATGCTGCTGCAATTCACCAACCGGTCTGCGATCCCCGCATTCGTTCCGGTCCCAGTGATCACCAAGTTCAGACCACCACCCACGGTCCCACCAGACTCACTGTTGTTTGTGTAGGTGGACAGTTCGCCAATGGTGGTCGCGACATAGGGTCTGGTGAGCAACGAATCCTCGATCCAAAAACGAAGGATCGAGTCCGTGAACTCCAGAATGGCAGAATCGTCTACTGCGAAAACGAACGGGATCATCCGCGCCGGCGCATTCGATTTTACCGACCCAAGATGCTCGAGGCCAGGACGTATCGACATGGACCCAAGAACCCTGGGAATCCAGTTCGTCTGGGTCTCTGCCGATAGCGCAATCCGCTTGATGTCTGATCGAGCAACGCCGAAACGTGACACCAACCCTCGGTTGAAGGATACAAGTACCGGTTGTTGTCGCGACATAGCTACCCGATCAAGCTGCCATTGGTATTCCCACCGTCCCTGCGACTGCTTCCGTATGTCCTCGCCCTGCTCCAGGTTCCTTTGGCAGGGAACTTTGTCGGTTCAGCCATTGCGGCAGCATTCTTCGCGTCCCGCTTGAACCGTTCCCTGGTTTGGAGGATCAGCTTCAGCTTGTCCTCGGAGTCCGCGATCTTCATTATGACGCGAGAGGCAAGATGCGCCGAAACGAAGTCCGCGAATGACTGGGGCCATTTCCCCATGTTCATCCCCCAGTCATCATCGTTGCTGATGTACTTCAGGTAGATCGTGTCGAGGTCTGAGTACCACTGATCACCCTCATCGGTGTACGCAGTCAGTGGCGCACTGAAATACTCATCGGAACACACCGCACTGGTGGCAACCCAGTCATCCGGCTTGTTGAACACGCGCCTGTAGCCGAAATCCGGCTCGATGGACGGGTCATAGTCGATCTGCACAGTCCTCATCGCAAACCGCCACTGCCCCTCCTCCAGGCACTTGTTCACCGCACCACCGTTCCATGCCTGATCGAGGTTCCGGCGAGGCTCACGGTCTTCTGAGAGGCTCGATAGGGACCGTTCGCCGCATAGCAGCAGTGCCGTGTTGTAGACTTCCAGCCGATCAGCCATGTGTCACCTCTCAGTGTGGCGCGGAGATCACTTTTTCATGTTCCCGCATCCATCCGTTCGCTTCGTCCTTGGTCTGGAAACCGTTCCTGACCACCACTTGATCTGCCAGCCGGATCACCGCAAATCGATGCTGCGGTCCCTTCCACTCGACCTTGTGCTTCGCCACGCTCGACGGCAGAACCTCGGTGTCGAGTAGGTCGTACTTCGAAACCATCATCACCTTCGCCCAGGAACGATCCACCTGGATCACGATCAGGTTGGCGATCCATGAACCGTCTTCTGCGCGAACCTCGATGTGATCGTATGGTTGCAGTTGCGCCGCCATATGCGCCCAGTACCCAGGGTTGGTCAGGTCTTCGACGGTGTGCGAGAGTTCCGCATTCACAATCCATTCCTGACGTTCATGTTCCGCAAGCTTCATGCGAGTAGGGTGAATGATCGGGGAACGTCTTTCGATCTGCTTGAGATCGTCCATCGCGCCCTGGTGTCGTTGCGCGGCAGCAGCAGTGTCTGCATGAGCAGTTTTCGCTTGCTCCTCAGTCATCCTGCGCCGCATCTGAATCTCTTGAGCCGGTGTCATCTTTTGCTGCTCATCCATGTGCTTCTCCTCAGAAGGATTAAAAAAGCCCCAGACCGGTCTGTGCGCCGGCCTGGGGTAAGGCGGCAACCTTTAGGTTGTCGGACTCCAGCCACCACCACCGGCAGAGGACATTGCTGCCGCCCCACTGGTGCTGATGTTGCTGATGGTCAACAGACGGGTGACCACCGTACCCGCGCCGCCGGTGGAACCCACCGCCAGAATCATGTCACCAGGGCGCATGCCCAAGGGACCAGCATCCGTGAAGTAACCGGACGATGCGATTGCGGTGGTGTTGTCGGTTGACCAGTACCCCCACAGTTGCCCACCGAAGGCGCGACCCTCCGAATAGACAGACGTAGAGGCTTTGTACGCATTGTTCATGTAAATGGTCGAGCCGGTTGTGCCGGAACCAGGGATGCGTTGATCCACCGAAGCATTGGTCCCAAACATCAGGACGGGAGGGTTGGCAATGGAACTTGCCGCAGTTGAGCCGTTGTAAGCCATGATTGATCTCCTTGATCAGATGATGGTTGATGGATTAGGCGTATGCGGAACCATCGTGCGTGATGACAACCACGCCGGTGTTCTGCAACAGTTTCGCGCCCATGAAGGCAGATGCCCTCGCCCAGGAGTAGTCCTGCTCTTCGTCGTATCCCACCGGCGATTGCAGACCCGCAGTGTCCATCGCGTGTCCGATTGCCGACTTGTGGAACAGGAACGAAGTCTCACTCGTCGTACCCTTGCCTGGGAGGTTGGGGTGTTCGACGATGAGGCAGTTCCTCCACCGGTATGCCATCGGCTTGTCTTTCCAGGACGGGTTCTCCGCGCCGGCATAGGGCCGCATGTCAACCCACTGGGCATTCGCGAACTCCGGTGCTTGCTCCAGGTACGCCAGGAAGCTGGGCTGGCAGAGCAGGGTGACATTGCTGTCCCACGGCACTGCGGCGTTGCTCAACTTCACACGCGCATTCTGGAAGAGGGACACGTTGGGGATCGTGACTGCTGCCGTGCCGATTGCCACCGATCCGGTTGCGAGTTCGGTGACGATCAGGTCATCGATCTTGCGGTTCAGAACGGCGAGGGTGGTCATCTGCATGACCGCACGTTGATTGCCCTGGGACGCGAAGACGTTGAAACCGGTCTTGCGAACCAGATCGTGCCATTCCTGCAAGGTGCAGGTGTTCTGGAGCATGGAATCGCCCCGCGCCGGAATGCGTCCGTTCACGCCACGCGAGACCGCAACCGCAGCACCGGAACCGGCAACCAGGAAAACGGCTTGCTGACCCTTGATGACTGCTTCAGTTGTCACGCACTCGCGCAGCAGTGACTGGTGCTGTTCGAATGCCTGGACGAACTCCTGGCGGTATTGAATTTGAAAGGCAGTGTCTGCCATGATAAATCTCCTTGAAAACGATTGAGTGAAAAATCAATCCGTTTGCTTGGGGTATCCATCGGTGGCAGACAGCAGAGGTATCCTTGCGGGTTCTGCGCCTGTTCCTACTGGGGCCGCGCTACCGGTAGTATTTGCTTCAGTGGGATCAGTCTCCTGGTTATCCCTATGCCGCCTTCTTGCTCTTTGCTGCTTCCCGTTCCAACGCGCCGTTCAGGTCGCGCAGTCTGGCTTGCATCTTTTCATCCTTGTTGTACGCAGTCCGGTTGGTGGACATGAACTTAAGAATCTCGTTGCGTTCATCTTCCACCGACTTCGCCAGATTGCCACCAGCACCTGGAGTCACTGTGGCAGTTGGGTTGCGCTCAAGTTCGATTTGCAGCAACCACCGCAGTGCTTCCGGTGAACTGGCAATCGGGGTTCCATCTCCCAGTCTGCCGTTCAACAATCCTGTCTTCAACCCTTCCGGTGCGTTATCCAGAAACGAACTGATCAAGGTCAAATTTCGCTTGTAGTTTACACCCCATTCTTCGCGAAGGAAATCCTCTGATTTTGAGGCGATTTCACCGTCTTGAGCGGAACGGTTGGCATTGAGTTTTTCAACCATCTCGTAATAGGCGGCAACGGATGCCTTGACCTGTTCCGGTGTCTGGTTGGTGGCATGGGCAGTCTTCAGGTAGTCATCGATCAAGGACTTGTCTGCTTTCGCCGGAATGACATCACCCAGGTCGTACTTCTCAGGGGTCTCAGGGATGCCAAGTGCCTCTCGGTACTCTTTGATCTGGTCCTCGGTGGCATCTTTCTTCAGGATCGGCTTGAGATCGCCACTGCTGATCCTGTTTTGGGCGGCAATCAAGGCATCCACAACCGCTTCAGGTGAGGCATACCGACCCAGGCGGGACAACTTCTTGGCATCCCCCTTGGCTACCTTGTCGCGCCAATCCTCGCCCCAGGCAGTGGGTTCCGTTTTGGCATCAGCCTTTGCTGCCGGCGCAGCATCAGCCTTTGCTGCGGGTGCAGCATCTGGTTTCGCCGCCGGTGCTACGGTATCAGGTGCGGCATCAGGTGCTGGTGCAGCATCAGGCACTGCTGCCGGCGCGACATCTGCGCCACTTGCCGCCAAGGGTGCTTCGTCATCGATCAACGGTGCGGTGTCTACAATTTCATCAGCCATTATTGCTCCCTCCTCAGGGATTGAAGATTAAGTCGAGTGAGTTTCACTACTTGCTGCCCGACAAATGCTCGACCAAGGGCAAATGCCGTATGTCTTTCGCTTTCGTAGTAATGAAAATCGTATGCCCCCGCACCGGACTCGATGATCCACTTAATAGCGCGTTGCTGCTGGGCGGGGTCTGCTTCGCCACGCACCATTGCCTGGATTGCGGCAACATCAGCAGTCTCGTATGCGGCAGGGACTGCTGGTGTGTCTGCGAGGGTCTTCTTAGTTGGCATCGCGATCTTCTCTCTTTCTTGTCATCAATGTTCCTTCGATCCTGGCTACAGCAGAATGAACTTCAGACAAGTTGTCGGAAATCTTTTCCTGCCGGTTGAACAAGGTTTCAAACTTCCCGTTCTGCTGATCAACGTGCCTGTCGAACACATCCCTTGCCAAAAGACTTTCCTCCAGCCTTGTTAATCTACGGGTGAGATGATTCCAAACCCAACCCAATGCTCC